CCTAATCCGAAAAAATCGGCTTCTTATTATAGAAAAAACGCTAAGGCACGAGCTAAGAAGGCTGCTTATGATAAGGCTTTTAATGCTCGACCTTCGCAGAAGAAGGATCGGGCGGAGCATGGGCGTGCTAGGTATAAGGCTAAGAAGGCAGGAACGGTGAAATCTAGTCAGGATATGGTAAGGGGGAAGGGGGGCAAGTTGCGTGCTGGGGATCGGTCTAGGAATCGGGCACGTAAATGACTATTGAGGATGTTGCGGAGAAGGCCGATATTTGGTCTGAAGCAATTAAAAAAATTATAAAAGCTATTTCGGCAGCCGGTATTGCTCTTGGGACAGGTATTGCGGCCCTTTTAGCGTTGTGGCCTTCCAGTGATTCGGTTGAACCTGCGCCTGATGTTTTGACTGGGACGGGGTATGGTCCTCAATGTTCGCAACTTTACAATACTATAGATCACACATGGACTGAACAACAGTGGACTGTGTGGGAACAACTTAAAAGAGATATGAACTGCTAATGGCTGAAGATATTGAAAACGATTTTAAACAAATAAAAGTTAGCCGTTTAACACTCGGACTTATTATGTCTGTAGCAGTTACATCGGGCGTAATTGTGTGGAACGCCGCCCAAGTAGCAGGCCGGATAGGCGAGTTAGAAGACACAGTAAACCGTGTCGAACAAGACATGGGCGAAATAACCCTTGAAACCGACCCTACAATCCTTATCAGACTCGACTCGTTAGAGAAAAAAATCGACGAGCTTGCCGATATGGAAGGCTTAGACGAGATCGATCAGCGTTTAGAAAACCTTGAAACATGGATAAATGAGTTAGATCGGGATTCCGGCGAAGAGTTTAGGTGGGAAATAGACGACCTACATCATCGCTCTTTTTCTTTAGAACAAGCAATTCGTAGTAGACCGTGGGGAGATGACTTTCTCCGAGATTATTTAGGATGGTAAATGCCTGCTAAACCTGATCCTCGATTAAAACGTGCTGGAGTTAGTGGGTATAACAAACCCAAACGAACTCCTAACCACCCAACTAAATCTCATGTTGTTGTGGCTAAAGAAGGCAACCAAATTAAAACGATTCGTTTTGGGCAACAGGGTGTTAAAGGTGCAGGTAAAAACCCTAAGACTGCTAAAGAAAAAGCTCGAAGGAAGTCTTTTAAAGCTCGTCATGCAAAAAACATAGCCAAAGGGAAAATGTCTGCCGCATATTGGGCAAACAAATCAAAGTGGTAAATCGTGGTTATTTACGGTTGCGACTGTGAAGGGGAAGAATGTGTCTGCCATTTTTACCATTACGACTGCGCTTGTAATGAATGCCCTGATTGCGCTGATGACTGTTTTTGTTTCGAATACGCTCAATCAATCGAGGAAACTATGGACCCTGTAAGTCTCGCAGAAATAATCGAAGAAAACCCTGAAATGCTGGGGGACCGACCTCCGATTGACCCATTTACAGATGATGAAATACTGGAATGTGGGATAGAAAATCCAGAGATTTGCGACACCTGCCAATAAGGGGGCTAAATGCCATCAGGCAAAGCGATAACAATAGAAACGTGGGCCGACTATCAGGCCATGCGACGGCAAGGCAAGTCGCTTTATGCAGCAGCAAAAGAATGCGGCATTTCTTACCACGCTTGCCGAGACGCAGAAAGCGGCAAAGCCCCGAGAAATTACATCGCAGCCCAAGAAGCCCTCGGAAAAACAATCCAACCAGAGGTTCCCGAACTTGAAGAACTTTCCCCAGAAGCCCAAGCTGCATATGACAATATCGAAATCTTTGCCCAAAGGTATTTCGGCATTATTTTACAACCGTGGCAAATTGAAGCAACCGAACAGATCATGGGTCTGCTCGAAACAGAGTATGAAGAATACGTTGTAATTAATGCCCCTCCGGGGACGGGAAAGTCAACATTTTTTGCTAAAGTGCTTCCTGCATGGGCAACCGTGCGTAATCGTGCCATTCGTGGCATGATCGGGTCTTCTACGCAACGTTTGGCTGAATGGTATTGTCGCAGGTTGCGCGCCGAATTAGAACGAGCGCATCCGGTTAAAGCAGAATTAAACGATGTTCGTTTAAATTTGGCTATAGACGCCGAAGCCACGTTGCAAGAAGACTTCGGAATGTTTAAACCAGATTCTTCTGAAATATGGCGCGCCGAAGCGTTTACTGTGCTACAAAAGGATGACACTCCGTTATCTCAAAAAGAACCAACATGGTCAGCTTTCGGAATGGATTCTGGTTTTCTCGGAGGCCGATTCGATCTCGTAATCTGGGACGACGTATACGATCCTCGTAAAATGCGATCAGCAGAATCGCGAGAAGATATGCGTCGCTGGTGGGATGAGGTAGCTGAGACTCGCCTTGAACCGGGTGGGTTGCTGGTCTTGCAAGGCCAAAGAATGTCAGCCGACGATATTTATAGATATGCGTTGGATAAGGTTGCTCCCCCCGATGAATTTGAACTAGAGGAATTTGATCCTGACGATGCACCAGAAGATTGGCGAAAATACAATCATCTCAAATATCAAGCGCACTATGAAGAAAATTGTGAAGGCGACCACAAACCTGACGCCACACCTTGGCCCGAAGGGTGCTTACTTTACCCTCGCCGCCTCCCGTGGCGACGACTTAGACACATTAAAGCGCAAACTCCAGACCGATTTGAAGTCCTGTACCAACAATCAGACGTAAACCCGTCAAATGTACTCGTTGACCCACTATGGGTTAGCGGTGGACAAGGGCAAGACGGTGTGTACCATCCCGGTTGTTGGGACGAAGATCGAGATTTATGGGAGTTACCTCAAAACATCCCATCAGATTTAAGTGTTATGGCAACAGCAGATCCTTCGCCATCCCAATTTTGGGCGTTGCAATGCTGGGCCTACTCTCCTGACACACAATTCCGATATTTGTTAGAATCGTATCGTCGGAAAATGGATGCGCCATCGTTCCTAGATTGGAGCCATGAACGTCAGACATTTTCTGGTGTAGCAGAAGATTGGTGGCAAATTAGCAATAATTTAGGCCACCCAATTACACATTGGATTATCGAAGCAAATGCGGCGCAAAAGTTTATTCTTCAATACGACCACTTCAGACGGTGGGCGGCGCTACGGAATGTTCAACTTATTCCGCATTATACGCACTCAAAAAATAAGGGCGATCCCAAGTACGGAGTGCAGATGCTCGCTCCGATATGGCGTGTTGGCCGAGTGCGTTTGCCCGGTAAACAAAACACGGAAGCACGCCCCCACTCGATGCTTTTAGTTAATGAAGTCACTCGGTGGAATGCTGAAGGAACGGGTTCACGCACAGATGACTGTGTTATGGCACAATGGTTTCTAGAGCATAACTTAGAAAAGCTCTATGTCCCGACTATAGTAAATAATCGTCAGTGGCGTCCATCATGGATGGCTAATGATGGAGAGCCAGCGTTGAGGTAACTGTGAAAACAGTCGATGAAATCATTTCAATTTACACCTCGCGATCTCAGGCAGCAGATGGCGCTAAAAACCGTATGCGAGTATTGCGAGATTATTATAACGGGGATGTCATTGTTCCGCTACCAGAGTTAGATTCTGACGAACAATCAGCAGTAGCGAACTTATTAGCACAAGGTTTAGACCAAACCGCAATGCGGATTGCATCTACAAGCCCAGACATTTATTGTCCACCTGTAGACACTAAAACTAAACGTGCAAAAGATAACGCTCGGATACGGCGACAAGCATTATTTGGCTGGTGGGAAAACTCACGTATGGATCTCCAGCTAGCAAAACGAGCACGCCATCTAATCGGTTACTCGACTACTTGCACACAACTCAGATTCAACCCACAAAAAGGTTGCCCAGAATGGCATTTGCGTGATCCGCTTACTGCTTTTCCAGCAACAATGCTTGGCGTAGACGATATGCGCCCTCGTGACGTAGTGTTCGGATACGAACGCACGTTAGGTTGGATTAGATCAATGTATCCCGAAGCTGGGATAATGTTCCAAGGAGACGCAGTAGGCAACGACCACCCAATCGAAATGATTGAATACGTTGACGCCGAAGAACAAGTTTTAATAGGACGACGAGGCCCAATAAACAGTGGGTCTTTTTTCCCGTCTGCGTCAGAAACCGAAAACGTCACAATAGAATTAGAACGTATACCCAACGTAATGGGCGAAACGCCTGTTGTATGCGCTAACAGAATAAGCCTTGACGATTCCCAAGGACAATTCGACGGCATTCTTGGCATGTACCAAATGCAAGCTCGTTTAATGGCGCTCGAAGTTATCGCTGTGCAAAAAGGTGTATTCCCTGACACATGGCTAGTAGGCCGTGCAGGCGAAACCCCACAAATTGTAAACCCAGCAGACGGGCTAACTGGCGAAGTCGGTGTAGTACGAGGCGGTGATTTGCGTGATATGCAAATGCAACCGGGCTATATGACTAACCCAGCTATCGACAGATTGGAACGTGCGCAACGTTTAACCGCTGGCATACCACAAGAATTTGGCGGCGAATCAACATCAAATATCAGAACAGGTCGCCGTGGTGATGCTGTTCTTTCCGCTGTTGTAGATTTCCCAGTCCAAGAAGCGCAAAAAGTAATGGCTCGTTGCTTGCAAGAAGAAAACCGTCTTGCAGTCTCAATGTCTAAAGCTTATAGCGGAAGACGAGCACGGTCATTTTACGTTTCGGCAAAATCAGCTAAAGGACGAGTTGATTATGTCCCCAACGAAAACTTTGACAGCACAGACAATGTTGTCAGCTACTCACAAGCCGGAGCCGATATCAATAATCTCGTTATTGGCGGCGGCCAACGAGTCGGAATGGGAACAATGTCAAAACAATCGTTTATGGCTATCGATCCCTTGGTTGATGACCCAGAATTTGAACACGATGCAGTAATAGCGGAACAGCTAGAAGCGGCATTGCTTACTTCATTGCAGCAACAAGCAGCAGAAGGCATTATTCCTCCAAGCGATTTAGCTCGGATTATGGATCTTGTGCGTTCCGACAAGCTTGAACTTGCAGAAGCTGTAGACAAAGTGCAAAAAGAAGCACAAGAGCGTCAAGCAACAGAAGTAGATCCAATGTCTCCCCAAGCTCAACCCGGGTTAGCTTTACCGGGAATGGGGGCAGAAGCAATGCCTATGGAAGAATTACCGCCTGACCCTGCAACAGCAGCATCTTTAGATGAACTAATCGGAGCGCTGTAATGGTCAGAGCGCGAAAACAAGCGATGCAGGCAGCAACAGGACAAGAGTATGGGGCAGCAAAAGAACAATTAGATGCACAACGTGAAGTGCCTTTGCCTGACAATGTAGAAATGTTGCCACGTCCTCAAAAAGTTAATCCATCTGATACCCCAGATCCTTTTGGCCCTACAACAAGGCCAAACGAATCAATCTCCGCAGCACCAATGCCTTTAGGTGGCAACGCTCCGGCGACAGGTCATACAGCCCAACGAGCACAAAAACTTGGTGTAATTATCCCGAGTCTTTTAGCGACTATGGGATCATCGGATTTTACTACCGCAGCCACACGCAAAATTTTGCGACAATACGAGGCTTCCCTTCCACCATCAACGGATGAATAATGAGCATTCAAGAGCGTTTCGGTAATATCGCTAATGCTGCATGGCAAGGCACAGATTCTGCTTTTGAGTTTTTAACAGACATTCTTCAAGAGTTCACTGGCACACAAGACGAATACGAAGGTGTAGCCGGAACTATCTGGGGATCATGGAACGATAACGTTCTGGGAGAAGGCGGCGTATTACAAAGTGCGATAGGCCCAGAAGGCGTTGGCGGAGAAATAATTGACGCAATGCCTGATCCTGTTAAAGACATAGGTCGGCCTATATTTAACGCCACATTCGACACTATTGATGCTGTTTATGAAATGGGAGTTGACCGTCCACTTGCTGTGTTAATTACATTGGCAAACGCCGGTGTTATGGACGGCACTATAACTAATTATCTTGACCCTCGTGTTTGGCAACAAGCAGCAGAAATAGGAAGCTTCGGTGATCTATTTGAACCGGGGAAATTCTATGGAGAAGACAAAGTAGGCGGTCAACGAAGCGCTGGGCAAGCGTTAGCGTTAATGGTAAATCGCACAAACATTCTTGATCCGACTGAAGTAGAGCGTGTCGAAGGAACAACTTTTTACCAAATGAGTTCGGGCATTGTCGATGCGGCGATGCAATGGTACTTAGACCCAACAAATATTGTCGGCAAAGCATATAAAGCAAAAAAAGCCACAAAAGATGATTTGTTGCGTCAACAAGTATCTTCTGGCAACTATGAAGCTGTTTTAGATACGAATGGTTATAGAAACTTTAAAGGAGCTTTAAAAGAGGTCGCTGACAATTCGGGACTGGAGTTTTCGGAAACATTCCGAAAAGGTAACGGTTTTGTTTTTGACGATGAAATAAAAATTGGGGATCTCGCAACAAAAATTTTAGCTGCCGCAAAAGAAGGCAAATTTGGGCGACCATTTCGCAATATGACATGGGACGAAGCCCAAACTTATGCTTCTCTTTCTGGTGGTCTTGACGTAGGCCGTATGGATCAAGCATTTGATTACATGATCCGTATTCAATTAGGCGATACCCAAGCCATTGGCGACATGGAACAAGCCGCAAGATCATGGGTTACCGGGTTACTCAATTCAGACGTTTATGACGAGCTTATGTCAGTTCAAGACGAACTTGCTTGGCTCGATGAAATGGAACGAAAAAATTGGGCCGTTGATGCGATAGACGAAAACGTAGAAGCGCTGCCTGAACAGTTCAAACGATTAGCTAAACAATTAGAACTAACCCCTGAAGAAATTTTTGAACGTCGCCAAGAAATAATAGGGAAACTCCAAACACGGCAAGCTGAATTAGAAACTTCTCTTTTTACAGACAGTTACGGGCATATGCCATTTGCTGCTGCTTTGATCGTTAAACAAGAACGTTTACGAACTCTTGCCAGAAACGTATCGAATGCAGTCAACGGTAAAGATGCGCATAAAGGTCTTAACTGGTTCGATGATGCATTAAACGACAATCCTGATCTTGTAACAGCAGCCGCCGATCAAATCTTAATGAATCACAATGTGAATCTTTTAGAGCCATTGCCGATGATTGGCGATTTTGCCAAAAACGGTATTGCGGCTAAAACATTTATAATGGATTCGCCTATAGGTAAAGGAATCCTTGCTAACCCAGCAGTTAGGTTAGTAACAGAAAAAATTCCTCACCAGTTAATGAACTGGGACGATCCGGCACAACAGTTCACTACTTTTCAGCGAATGTTGCGAGATGCAGGCAACGTCACGTTCGAGGGGAAAACGCTTTTAAATGAAGCAGGCTTAAACGCTGACGCAGTTTTAGGCGAGTTTATGCAAATACAGTCTCAAAAAGCTCGACGAGAATTTTTTGAGGAAAAAGTAACGCAACTAAATTACGCTTTACCGACACTGTTTAACAAAACTCTTGACCAGCAAAGTCTTGACAATATGGCCCGTACATTGCAAAGGCAATACGGACAGGCACAAGACGTTTTGCGAACACATACAAAAGCTACCAAAGCTTACGGAAACCTTGATTATAGCCGTTTAGATTATGCCACTGACGGCGAAATAATGGCTCGTTATATTCCAATGACTCCGGCACAACTTAGAGAGTCAAGTCTTGTTCCCCGTTACGATCTTTACCAACAAGCTTTTGGCGACAATATGTCAGACCTTAGCCGTAAAGTCCGAGGAACTATTGAACAAACTTTAAACGGGTTTACCGCAATTTGGAAAAAAGCGGTGCTGCTCCGACCAGCATGGCCTATGCGTGTCCTTATCGACGAGGTTGCACGTAATGCTGCGACAATAGGGGCACAAGCGACTGTTTCTGGTTTTGCTAGTGGTTTCAACGATCTTCGTGTGGCATGGTTCCGCAAAAGCGGCATCGATTTGGGCTTACCGATGATGGAAGAAATGATTTTTACGCTTACCCAAGCAAAACTTAGAGCTAAAAAAATGTCTCGGAAAGGCCAAGTATTTGACGAAAATTCAATAATTGGTAAACGTTGGGATGAGTGGACGGCAGAAACCAAATGGGAACTAACTCAAAACGATTATGTCGAATTACTGGAAAGCTACAATGAAGCAGAGCGTATTGGTTTAGTAGACCCAATAACAGATTTAACTGAACGAGTTATTTCTAAAGAATACGGATTAAAAAGAATTCGTAGACGCACAGCTATGACTACAGGCCTTGGCTTGTTTTTGGCTGGACCTGCCGGAGCAGCAATAGGTGGCCTTTACTCTCTTTATGGCAAAAACACAATGCGTCGTGTCGCTAGAAGCGAAGTTCTCACAAATCAAATGTTTGCTCTTCGCGAATCCGCACGAGCAGATTTAGCAAATATAAAAGCTCGTTATCGTGACCAAATTGCTGAGTTAGATCCTAATGATTTAGAAACTGCCAAAAAACTTACTAAAGAAATGGAAGACCTCGATACTGCTGCTCGAATACTTGAAAGAGGCGCAGAAGCTTTAAACGAACACGACAAATGGCTTCTTGATAATTTCAAACGTGAAGACAATAAACTTTACGACAATTTTACTAAAGTCGGAGAATTAGCAAGTCAAGGTAACTACAACAATGTTTATCTTGGTGGTTATTCGGTAGAAAACGCATTTGGCGATAACCCCACTGAAATAGCTATTTACAAAAACGCTATTTCGTCTGACAACTCTAACCGTCAAATGTGGGAAGGTGTATCAGCAGCCGCAAGACGCACAACCCGGCAAAAAGATCGCACACAATTCGATATTAAAAACCCGAAACAAACAAATTCTTTTCCAAGTGCATACAACGACACTCTAAACCGTCAATGGATTCCTATAGGCGGCAGACAAACACCGTTCCAAACGTTTATGAGCATGTTTTGGGAAGGCGCTTCTGACGAAACTATTTTAAAGTTCCTACAAAACGAAGGCCAAATGGTTAGAGAATCGTTCCCACAGTTCTTTAATCAAGACCCTTTAGCTTTAATAGCGGACCTTAGAGCAGAAACTAACGCTTTTATCCCTGATCTTCCACAATTTGCACCCGTCAGACAAAACGCTGCAAACGGAATAGAGATTGAATGGAACAGAGATATACAACCGCTAATTAACCGTCACTTCGACGGGGATATTGACAAGGTTAGAAAAGCTGCTGGGACTGATGACTTCGGCAAAATCGTAGGTGATTCTTCGTTGCAAGACGCCGCACAAGTACGAAACCTACAAATGCGTGTAGGAAGCTGGGTCGATGAAGCTTTTGAAAATATTGGCACTATGACAACAGACTCTTTAACAAGAAGTCCGTTGTTCCGCACTTTGTATGAAAAAGAAGTAGCAAGGCAATTAGCTCCTCTTAAAGGCCCAGATGGGGATGTCTTTACTCTTACCGGTAACGACATCAGAATCATAGAAAATCGTGCTCGCAGCAAAGCGATAAGGAAAAGCAAAGATCTTTTATACGACTTAGCAGAACGAAACCGGTTTGAAGAAGTCGCTTCTAATTTGATGCCTTTCGTAGGTGCATGGCAAGAAGTTTTGACAAACTGGACAGGAATAGCGATAGACAATCCACATATGGTGGCAAGGGTTGTTCGTAACTGGCGTTTGTTGGACGCTGAAGACGAAGATGGTAACCCTCTTGCTGTATTTAGACTGCCAGATATTTTTGACAAAGACATTCCTTGGGACGGGGGAAAAGTAATTCCGTTTTCTGGCGGCAAATTATTTGGCAAAGCAAGCGTCTTGTCTGACACGGCAGTCAAATTTAATTTGAAGTCTGTTTCGATGATCGGCGGAACACCCGGTGTAGGTCCACTTGTTTCTTACCCAATTTCAGAAATTGTTATAGAAAACCCTTCGTTTGAATCGGCAGTTGGGTGGATACTGCCGTATGGCGTAAACGAAGGTCAAAATGCTTTCACACGATGGCTAGATTCTGCTGCTCCTGTTTGGGCAAAAGCAATGGCTGGCGCAACAGGCTTGTCAACACCAGAACGAGCGCAAACATTAGCTCGCATTACGGCTGATTTAGCTTACGAATACGAATCTAACGGCGACATAATTTCAACAGAAGCCGATTGGAAAGTATTTGAAGACGAGGTATATCGCAGAACAACAATGATTCTCCAAATCCGGGCATTTGGAGCTACCTCTATGCCTATGTCTTTCCGTATGCAGTCACCGCACTGGCGAATGATCGACAAATATTACGAAATAGCTAAAGATAATGGTGTAGAAGCAGCAGATACATGGCTTTTACACAACCATTCTGATCTTTGGGCTATCACAGGTCGGCAAACAGCAGCTAGAGGCGTCGCTTCAGGGACATTACAAGGCGATAAAGCTTACGATAAGCACCAAGAGTTTGCTGATTCGTTCCCAGAACTAAGAGATTTTATTATTGGTCGTGTCGGACCTTTGGATGTCAAGTTTGAGTACAGCAGAGCAGTCGCTATAGGCGAAATGCAAGATGGAAGACGTGCAGATCTAACCCCAAGAGAAATATACGAAGGGGCTTCAACGACTAAAGGATGGAAAACATGGCGAGGCGTCATGGATTTCGTCAATGAACAGTTAGAAGCTTCAGCAGCTATGGGAGAATCTGGTGATTTGCAAGCTCACCCCAAACTTCTTGATTTAGTTAATTCTACAGCCGTAGTTATGGGACGTTCTAACCCAACATGGTATGAAGAAAAGCTTGAAATGGAAAGTCCTTTAGGCCAAGCAAGAATTATCCAAGGATTCCGAGAATTTTTGTTAGATCCAACATTCAATTACCACCCGGCATGGCCTTTAATCGAAAGATGGGTAGACAATCACGACGATACGTCTTTGATAATGCAGCAACGTTATGAATCTACTGGCAATAGAGACTTTTTGCGTTTGGGCTTTGAAGGCAACGCTGATCTAGCAGCCGATTTCCATACTGTAAATTTAGATTTAGCTTTACGCCCAGATTTGGCTGAAATACACACACGGTATCTTTCTTCTATAAACACAGTTAAACAAAGCAACTTTGCTTGGAACTTCCCTACTACTAACAAGGCATTAGCAGCATGAGCGACGAACTAGACGACTTAGGTCCGGCAGAGCAACGCCAAAATCAAGCACAAAATACTTACAACAGTCTTGCAGACCAGCTTTTGTTACAGGGACTTGTCACTGATAACGACATAATAATGTATGCACCTGATTATGAGGAAGGGCTGCCTGAAAAAACTGGTGATCGTCCGGGTGAAAATATCGGAGCGCAAGATTATCTTCTTCCGCTTTTTGCAAGCTTTCTTGGGATGGGTGCGATAGCCGCAGGCCCAACTGTTCTCGCTAAACTTGGCGGCATTCCTGCTTTGCAAGCGGCAGGAAGATTGACGGGTCTTTCAAAAAGTGCGTTTCCTTTTAAATCTTTGTCAACTTTAGGGGGCAAAGGCACAGCGGGATATATGGCTCCAGTAGCTAGGAATTTAGGTTGGGCAGGCAATCCGTGGATAACAGTTCCAGCAACAAAATTTGGGACTGTCGTTAAAAAAGGCTACGGTCTTGGTGTTCTTGGGGGTGCTTTTGGCGCAGCCGGACAAGTATGGGGTGGCTTATTCGGCAGTTCAGATAAAAGCCCTGAAGAATTACGAGTCGAAGCAGAAAAACAACTAGAAGAAGATTTGGCCGGTGCAACAACTGTAGGGCTAACTGCCGAAATCCCCGGAAGAGGGGAAGACGACGGTGGGTTTGGTTTAGCAGATTATTCATTGTTAGCTGAACAAGCAGGGTTAAACCAAAGTAACTTTAGAACTCAAATGCCCGGGTTTTATGGGGGAATTACCTTAACCGATAAAGGAATGTTTGCTTCTTCAGAAGCTTCGGACGTAGCTGGCGCAGCTATTCTCGAAGGGTTAGGCGACAAAGCAGAGTTGGAACAGTACCTTGTGCCACCTTTAGCAAGTTCAGCAGGTCGAACTCTTGGCGCTATGACTGTTCGTTGGTATGACATTTATGCTCCTATTTCTGAACAAGCTGTGCAAGCAGGTTTAGGTTCTGTGACTCAACAAGGAGTTGGCGGTCCCCAAGGCGAATTTTATTCTGAAAGCAAAATTGGGGATGAACAAATTATTGGTCGTTCCATGCTTGCACCCGGTGAAGAAATGCCGGATGCTCCGTTAGGGCGTCGTTATGAAGAACGTGAAGCTGATATGGCTTACGGCGTTGATGATGCTTTGGCTTATTACGACCAATTAGGAGAAGAAGAAAAACGCGAATTTGCTACTGGGCTTTTAGCTTTGGGTTACATGGGAAGTGGCGTCGGTGGTCAGTTAGGCACAGTTGATTGGTTGACAAATCCTGATGCTGCTTTAGAACGTGATGCTGTAGAAACTGCTTTGATAGGTCTTGCTAGTGTACAAAACGCAAAAATGGAAGCTGTTTACGGCACAGGGAGAGATGCCACAAGCATTGCTGACACAGATCCTTTGAGGAACAGGTATCTTCCAATGCTTGATTTGGAAGGTGGGTTATTTGATAATCCTGAAGTTGATGTAGATTTTGAAGAATTTGTTAAAGAAGCACAACAAAAAGCTGGATATCTTAAAACTGTAGATACTCGTTACATAGCTAAAGCAACTAATGATTGGGCGTTCCGTGTTTATGGCCGGGCAGCAACCGCTGACGAAATGTCAGCAGCGTTAAATAGTGCTGCTGCTATCGCAGAAGCTTTGCCTGCTGGCCCAAATGCTGACAGAAGACTGTCTGACCCATCTCTAGCGGCAGGCGCTGTTTCCTCTCTAAACTTAGATGAGGAAGAAGCAGGGCAAAACGCAACAACTTTAATTAATAACGCATTGGGGAATTACATTGTTCGCAATTCCAGAGGGCTAGTCCGATGAACAGAATGCCTTATGCAAAACGTGTTATTTGGGCAATCAATTTTCTTAATGCTTTAAGAGAAGATGCAGGGAGTAAAAACCCTAACGATTACCCACCCACACCCGGAAATATTTCATTTATTTTGCATTGGATGGGCCGGGAAAATACGGCAGCAAAAAATAATCCGCTTGCTACTACTTGGGATATGGGGAATTCAGAAAATTACAACGATGCAAACGTTCGCAATTATCGGAGTATGCAAGAAGGCATAGACGCTACAGTCAGAACTCTTACGAAAACTAATCCTGCTATAGCTCGTTACGACAATCTGCGAGTTTTGCTGCGACAAGGCACGACTCCAGATCAAGTGGCTAATAATGCAGGTGCTAGAGAAGAGCTAGCTGCGTATGGGACATGGGAAACAGCGCCCGGCAGTTGGGGGCCAGCAAAAACTAAACAAATTAACTCAGCAATCGAATCGAGTACTCAAACTCTTATGCCGGGTGAAATGCCTGACAGGGTAGTGCAGCTAGGTCCAGACAATTTACAGTTGCTGTCTAATAAAACGCCTATAGGCACGGCTGGTTATCAGCCTAACGACCCAAGGAACGATCTCCAGCCGTCAGATCCTAACGAGTTTGGACAATTTACTTTACCTGAAGATGAAGTAGATCCGGGTTTCCGCACCGATGATGACTTTTGGCAAGGCATAGAAACACCTGAACCAAACACTAGCGTTATGGGGAGAAATAATAAAAACTTTGCTGAAGGTTTCCTCGGGTTTTTGTCTGGCGATCCACGAGCGTCGATAATTATTGATGGGTTTTCTTACAATCTTGTTGATTATTTAAACGATCAAGTATTGCTATGGCAGCAAGAAGAAGGGATGACAGAGCAAGACCTTGCTTTGCGTGTCAACCGTTTTATCGATAAATGGTTGCCAACAACAGATTGGTGGAAAACCAGTAGCCCAGCTTTACGTGAAAATAGCCAAACATGGTATCAGCAAGGTATCGGGGAAGATTGGGGCACACTTACTCCAGCTAGAAGAGCTTTAATCGAGGATAAACGACGTGAAATCGAAGGATATGTCCGTAATGCTGGGGCAACATATACATCTGCGCAACTAGACGATGTTGCAATAACCGCTTATCTTTTTAACTTTGATGAAGAAGAAACTCGGCGTTACCTAAGCGGCCAAACAGTTTATGGTCAAACATATGCTGATGTTCTTACGAGTGGAGAAGCAGCCGCTGGTAGCGAGATACGTGAAATTCTTCAGGATATCCGTTCGATAGGAAATCAATACTTAATTAAACTTCCTCAAAGTGGAGAAAAAGAGTTAGCTCGTCGCATATTTACAGGTGATTTACCTAAAGAAAATTTGCGCACAATTATGCAAGAAAAAGCACGCATGTTGTATGGCGATAAAATGTCTGATTATTTTGACGCAGGGGGAACAACAGAAGAATTTTTGCAGACTTATGAACCGGTAGTGAGCAGACTATTGGGGCGAAAAGCTCAATGGAACGGCACTGACTATTCTTTAGGCCAAGCAATTTTAAGTGGTGATAGAACAGCTTTGCGTCCGTGGGCTAAACAAACTACGACAAACGAAGAAATACCGAATCCAGCTTTACAACGTCCATTCACGGTAAGAGAAACAGAATTAGCTATTCGAATGTCACCAGAATTTGATTCATCTGGGTTTGCAATTGCTGAAATGTCAAACGTGTTGAATACAGTTGGAGCAGGGATGGGAGCAATCTAATGGCACAAGAAATGCTTCGCCGTGGCAGCAACAACGATACTGTTTTGCAGCTACAACAAATATTGTTTCCTCAATCTCCAGAAGAATGGGACGGTTCTTTTGGCCCTAGAACAGAATCAGCGGTTAAAGGTTTTCAGCAAGCACACGGTTTATCTCCAGATGGAGTTGTTGGTCCTTTAACGGCGGCAGTTATTAATGCTGTTGGTCCTCAGATTCTTGATCCAGAAGCTTTGGGCGTTCAAAACCCTGCGGTTGATGCATGGGGAATGGCAGACGCAGGTTCTTTAGGGGTAGATTATCCTGAACAAGAACCATTTTTTTCTTTACCTGACACTGTAGCTGGTGGGGGTACAGGCGAAGAAGACGATGGGGGTGACGACGACGGGGGCGATGACGACGGCGGAGACGACGGCGGAGATGGCGTTGGAGATGGTGTCGGTACTGTCACCCCTACAGATCCTAACGAAGTTTTTGAAGAAGAAATTGGCAAAATATTTGTAGATGATTTACCGCTGGGAACAGGTGATATCAATGCTGAATTCGCTTACGACCCCCAAGATTACGACCCACTAAACCCAGACAGCGATGCATTTATCATTAACCCTGATGTTTTAACAGCTTCAGGGATGATGTCGGAATACCTTGATTTCTTTGGGCTAGGCAAAGATAGCGATACTGATTTATCAGATTTTGTAATGGAAATGGTACATAAAGGCGTACCGACTACAGCAATTTTGTCTCAATTGCGTATGACTCCTGAATATGGAGTTCGTTTTCCAGCACAAAAAGCTAGGCGTGATGCAGGGTTAGCCCCTTTATCTGAAACTGAATACATTAATTTAGAAACTGGGTATCGTCAGTTGGCAAGCAGCGCAGGAATCGATCCAGAGTTTGTTGATTCGGCAGATATAACTCGTTTATTGACAAACGATGTTTCTTTAAACGAATGGCAAGCCCGGATAGCGTTAGCTGAAGAAGCCGCAGCTACAGCAGATCCAGAAACTATTGCAACCATTAAAGAAATGTACCAGTTTGAAGATGGTGACATTACAGCGTTATATCTTGAAAGCGATAAGATTAAAGATGTTGTAGATGCCAGAAGAAAGCTGACAGCAGCAGGTTTAGCTACACGAGCAGATCAAATACTCGGCACTTCAACTGCACGTAACGTTAAATCCGATCTTGGTTCTTTGCTAGAACGTGCAAACGTGCAGCAACGAGAATTAGCAAGTGTTTTGACACCTATAGCTGGACTATCTACTCGGTTATTGGGCGAAGACACTATGAGCGGCGGTACTTTAACTCGTGGTGCATTCAATTTAGACCCTGCTAGTGCAGCAGCAGTAGAACGTCGAAGGCAAAGACGTTTAACTCCTTTATCGGGTAGTTCTGGAGCATTAGCAACTCAAAGCGGCGTCGCAGGACTAGGTGTAGCCGAGTAAGACTTGCATTAAGTATTAAATGCCGCTATAAATAATAGTGTTATTCGGCCCTTAACGGGCGAGCCGTGTAACAACCCCCATCCGAAGTACCACCGCTAAGGATGTGTAAGGACAGGTGAGTGACATATGACAGATTCCGACTCCACTTACGGTGAAGAAGGCGCTGCCAGTTCAACTGAATCAAAGCCTAATTTTCGGCGTGAGTTAGAAGCACGGGCAAGAGAAGCAGAGCAACGCAATGTGGATCTTGAACAGCGACTAGCTAACTACGAACGGCGTGATGTGTTTAGGTCAGCAGGTTTAGATCCTGATGACAAACGTATCAATTATTTTGTCAAGGCATACGAAGGTGAACTTGACGTAGAAGCTATACGACATGAAGCTACTGCGGCAGGGTTTTTGGACCAAATGGCTCCTACACCTGAAGCTACTGCCATGATGGATGAAGCTTTCCAAGGCGAGCAGCGTATAATGGCTGCTGGCGAAGGTGGCGATCCAGTGTCACAAGCCGATCTTGATGCTCGGATTAAAGCAACGAAAAATCCACAGGAACTTCGGGCTTTAATGGAGGGTGAAGGTTATTTGTGGGGCGCAACAGCCTGATTTAAATATGTGGAGTCCTCACCCATAAGGACTTAACAATGGCCTATACAGATACCGCAGCGGTATCTTCGGATACGGCGGCGTTTCAGCAATTAGCCTATTTCGCACTACGTTCACAACCACTTTTTGAAATGGTTGCGGATGTCCGTTCAACTGCACAAAGCCATAATGGTGCGTCAGTTCAATTCAACATTTATGCAGATCTTTCGCAAGCTACATCAGCTTTGACTGAAGATGCTGACGTTACTGCTGTAGCGCTGTCAGACAGCACGGTCACAGTAACTCTTGCTGAGTACGGTAACGCTGTAATCACAACCGCAAAACTGCGTGGCACTTCATTCTTGAATGTAGATGCTGACGCTGCAAACATCATTGGCTACAACATGGCCGACTCACTTGACAAAGTTGTGTCTGATGTTGCAAATGGCGGCACAAACGTGAGTTATAGCGGCGGCGCTGCTAACCGTGGCGCTCTCACCACAGGTGACGAGTACACCGCTGCTGACGGTCGGAAAGCTGTAGCGGCACTTCGCTCTGCAAGCGCTCCCGGCTTTGAAAACGGTAATTACATCGGCATTATCCACCCAGACGTGTCTTACGATCTTCGTGGCGATACCGCTGTTACTGACGTTATTCAGTACCAAATACAACAAGACGGTGCTCCTGTACGTGCAGGTTCAATTGGCACCTTCAATGGCATTACTTATATCGAAAACCCCCGTGCTGGTCTTATTGCCGACGGTGGTTCAGGTACATTTGATGCCTACCAGACCCTTATCGTGGGTAAGCAAGCTCTTGCAAAGGCATTTAGCCGTGCGCCCGGGTTTGGCGAAGAACCAAGCGTAGTTGTTGGTCCTGTGACTGACACTCTTCGCAGGTTCCACCCTGTTGGCTGGTACCACCTTGTTGGATATGCACGTTTCCGCGAAGCTGCACTTCAGCGTGTGGAAAGTATTTCCAGCATCGGAGCTAACTCCTAATAGTTAGCCCTTAGAGGTCGCAGAGGGGTCGGGTTTTTCCCCTTTCCCCGGCCCCTCTGTTTTCCTCTGCTATCATTTCAAACATGCCTAACGTTAAAGGAAAAAAGTACCCTTATACCGCTAAAGGTAAAAAGGCTGCTGCCGCCGCAAGGAAGAAAAAAAAGAATGCAAAAACCAAACGGTGATGTAACGATTAGGCCAAAGCCGATCCAAGGAACGAGTAACACCAATGGCTAGTGGTCTTTATGTAGAGACATTCGAGGCGGCGTTAAAAAACGATCTTGCCCTTGATATGGACAATGACACGTTTAAGTGCATGTTAGTAACTGCGAGTTACAGTCCTAATCTTGAAACTCACACAAATAAATCAGACGTATCAAACGAAGTTTCAGGTACTGGTTATACAGCCGGTGGCGCAACTCTTACTGGTGTCACAATGACTAGTAGTTCCGATGGAACGGGCACAATTAAATGGGATGCAGATGACGTATCGTGGACCAGTTCTACGTTGTCGAATGTACGAGCCGGAGTTATTTACGATGACACGGTGACGGACGACCGTTTGATCGCATACATAGATTTTGGGGGAGATTTCAGCACAACGTCAGGCACATTCCAGATTCAATGGAATGCGGCTGGCATCTTTACCCTTGACCTAAAGCCGTAGGAGATTCCAATGCCAACAGCTAATTATCCAACTTCTCTTGACACAACTTCAACGCAGGTAACACCAACGTCTACTACTGACTTGGATGCGTCAGGTTTTGAGCACGATCAAGTACACGGTGCCGCTTCTACGGCAATTATCGCTTTAGAAACTAAACTAGGGATCGGTACTGCGGCGGCTGCTTCTGCTTCTACCAATGCCGTGCTAACGCATACTGGTACAGGAACGACAGCGTGGTCTACTACGTTGACAAGCCCAACGATTGCTGGTGCGACTCTTTCCGGTGCTATTACCGGCGCAGATCAGGTCATGTCAGCGGTTACCCACAAGGACTACTCCGAAACGGTGTATGCCGGTGGTAACACTGGTGCAAGTCCTGCGATTGATGAAGCT